ACGGCGATTAATCTCTCCATAAAACTCATCGTCTGAAGGATCGAATCCTTCATTCTTTAACTCATAGTCTAGCGCAAGTGCTGCTGCAGTCATTACGTTGTCAGAACCAAACCACTCATTCTGTCCTGCCCATTCAACAGCCCTTGGATCATACTGTGGCTGTTGCTGCTGCACTTGCTGCTGTTGAAATTGTTCAGCTTCTTGTAGCTGCCGTTCAACTTCACTGTTATACTTTTCCCATGAATCCTTACTGCTATTAACACTTGGCATCTCAGCATAAGCTTGGGAGATTGCCTCTTGAGCTTCAAGCATCTCAGCAGAGTTACCTTCATCTGCGGCGCGTTGATATGCTCGTTTGGCGTATTCAATTTTGTTCTGAAGAAACTGTTCGTTTGAATCAATGCTCTTCTTTAGTGAAGATGCAATGTCCTTTTCCTGTTCACGTAGTTTCTTCTGTAGCTCTTCCTTTTCTCGCTGTAACGCTGCAACCTGTTCTTCACGTTCCTTGCGTTGTTGGACTAGCTGCCTAATTCGTTTCTGTGCACCTTTAGTTTCAACGCCTTTAAGCTCTGAATCTGTTTGTGCTTCGGCTGGTTCAAAACCTTCTTCTGCATCTTGTGCAGGTTTAGTATCTGGTTCAGGCTCCGGCTCAGTCTCAGTCTCAATCTGTACTGGCTCTGAAGCGACAGCCACTGGTCCATTCTCTTCTTGACCTTCTACTTCAAACTCAACCTTTTCCCTTTCTGTAGGCGCAGGGTTAAGATTAACTTCATTCCATTCTTCTGACATTTATTTTTTTCCTTTACGCAGTTGCGAAACTTACGATTACGCTAATAAGTTATATAGTAACTGATAAAACTTAATTTGACAAATTATAAGTTGGGTCTAACTCTGAGGGATCATTAACGGTCATCATTACCTGATCGTCAAACAGAAGCATTAACTTGTGTCCCTTATAGTGAAACTTGGTTCCTGCATGTTTGCCATAACAAACATAATCACCAGCTTTACACCAAGGACCATTTGCAAACTTCTCTTTGTCCTGATATGCCAAGTCTCCAACTGTAAGAACTTTACCAACAGTTGTAAGATATGCCATATCTTCCTGTGTGGAATCAGGTAGAATAATTCCACCTTTTGTTTCCTGCTTTACTGACACTGGTCGAATAAGCAGAAAGTAACCCGGAATACTTGGTAGTTCATTTTCAGTTAGATCAGGAACTTCACCGTTTGTAATCCACTGGTCATTCTTAATGGCCTTTGCCATTCCAGCCTGAATCATATCTACTCCTTTATTCTTGTTCTTCTTCGTAGATGCGTTTGTTTACTACATCCTTTAGTGTATCGGTACACCATTCAATAGCAGTGATCTGTCCGACCATCTGTCTGTACTCATGATATTCAGATGCTGCACCGTTCGCAAGAGAATTTTTCATCTCTTCTTGCTTTTCCTGAAACTTTTTCAGGATGTCATCCCATAGTGTCATTATTCAATCGTATCGTCTTTTGCCAAGTCAGCTACAATATCAGCGGCCTTTAGTATGCGATCATTGGTCAGGTTCTCTTCCTGTTGTAGTAGGTCAGCAAAGATTTCAACTGCCTTCATTGCCTTCTTGGCATTACGATCTTTTTCTTTCTCATCTGATTTAAGAATTTGACTTGCACCCTGAGTATAAGCATCAACTGAAAGTTTCATCTCTTTAAGCTGTAGCTCTCTATTCTTCAGTGCACCTTCAGCCTGTTCCTTGGCAATCTGTGCTTGAAGTTTCTGCTGCTCAATATTGAGACGCTGACCTTCAAGCTGTACCATCTGCTGTTCAGGTGTAATGTTCATACCCTGCTTGGCAAGAGTCATGTTAGTCTGTGCAATCTGTTGTGCTGCCTGTGCCATAATCATTTCAGCAGTCTGCTCATCAACTGACTGACCTGACATTGCAGCCTGTTGTTCAGCTTGTTCAGCCATACCGCCAATCTGCTCCTGATACTTGAGGATCATGTGTTCCTGAATGTTTGCCTGTAGCACCGGAACAATTCTTTGCATTGCAGGATTAGCACCGTTCATTGGGTCTTGAATGTATGCTGTTTTCATTGCAACATGTGCATCATGGTTCTGCCCTACAAATGCCTGAATAGGCATCCCTTTAACTGCTGCCAGAATATCTGACATTGGATCAAGTGGAATAGGATCAGGCTTATCAGGCATAATCTTATCAAGGTTAGGAACATTAGCCGCTGACAAGATTGTGCGATTAAGCTCTTGCATGTTAAACATACCCGGAGGACTTGACTGTGCAAGGTTAAGCGCAAGTTGTGCGAGGGCCATCCGGTGTGCATTGGAAGGAATATTAGGATCACTGACAGGAACCACATCAACACGTCCATCAAAGTCACGGCGATAGATTGTAATTGTGTCGTCGGGAATATCATATGCTTCTTCATCTGGCAAGTACTCGTAGTTTAATCTTGCAAGAAGTTTAAACTCGTCCTTCTGTGCTCTATGCAAACGCTTATGAATAGCACTGAAGAACTTTGAACTTGCTTCAAGCAATGCCATTGTCGTACCGACTGGACCATAACTGGCAGCATCAGATACCATCTGCTCAGTTGTGTCAGCAAACTTCTGACCTGTCTGCGAAATAAAGTTAAGCATGTTGAACAGGGTTGCGCTTGGTTCCTTATAGGGAAGCGGAATAATTGCCTGTTGTAGATTGACACCTGTTGCTTCAACGTCCTTAAACTCACCGGGACTAATAGGATCATTGTCCCCAACAATCCGTACACCCTTCTGCTTGAAGCCGCCGGGAAGGTTGGCAAACTGACCTGCATCTACCAATGCTCTCATTGCAGCAGTGGCAGTCATGGTAAGGTTGCCAAGGAAGTGGATTAGGCCAAGGCCATAGAATCCAAAGCCGGGAACGTAACGGTAATGAGTAAAGAACATTTTCTTCTGCTTGGCAGGGTCGTTAGGGTTGTAGTTTCTGCGAACTGACAAAACCTTTCGAGACTGCTCTTCAATCGTTACGATATAGGGTAGGGCGAGACCGTCATCCTCTTCAGTAAGTTCCGTTGGCAATTCTAAATAGCAGTGCTGTTCAAGAAGAACGTACTGCGGGTCATGCTGTGAAGAGGGGGAAAGACCTAGAATTGTATTCATTTTCTCAGCCATTGCGGTCTGAGAGGGAACTGCAGCCGTAGGTAGGTCGATCTCCGCATACATTCCTGCGTTAATGCAGCGTTGGAGTTCGATAGGACTGCGATAGATTAAGTGAGTATAACGGTCTGCCCGTCGCAGGTCCGTGGCGTAGTACGACACGAAGAACTGGTCAATAGGCACAAACTCAGAGACTGGCCTATTGAGTGTAGTATCAAAGTAAATCTTTTTAAATGCTGAACCAATTAGCGGAAGATTAAACAGCATCCGCTCTGTTTCATCGAAGTACTCAGGAATCTGTTCAGTTAACTGGTAATTCATAAATGTCTTGACACGCTGCGATTGTTCTTCGCGCCGCTTATCTGACTTACCTAAGATTTGTGTCCTGACAGGACCAGCAGCAGGAAATAGTTCCTGAGTTGCTTTTGACTGGAACTTAACTGCTGACTCAATGATTAGGGGATGGACTGCAGTACAGGCACCTTCAAATGGTTCAGATGCTTCCTCAATCTTTAGACCAAGAAGATCAAAGCCACGCTCAAACATTGACTCCCACTCAGCCCGACTTTCTTTGTCAGCTTCATAGTTGTCAAGTACCTGATTTGAAATTTCTTCAAGGATATCCTCGTCTAGATCATCAACAAGGTTCTTGAAGAAACCTTCTTCGTCGTCCATCGCATATTCAGGTATTTCATCTGGTCCTTCATCTGAATCACCAAATTCAATAACCACACCACCGTCATCTTCAAACTCCATATTAACTGGACCTGTTTCGATTTCAGTGCTTTCAGGGCCAATACCAATTTCAATGATATTGTCCTGCTCAATGCGATCAAACGGATTTCTTTCTACAGCCATTAAAACTTCCCCATAAATAATTCTTCACACTTAATACTTGAAAGTATATTACTAACTTCTCCAGTATGCAACCTTTTTCTGCCTACGTGGATTAACATCATCTTCCCATTCAGGGTCTTCAGGATGTGTTAGTCTCCAACTTTCCTTGACATACTGGATTGCCATTGTCATTGCGTCCACTTGGTCATCGTGTTGCCCATAGGGAAATGACAAGGCTTCACCTATTAAATCTTCAGCCCATGCTTTCTCCGCTGGTAGCCATACCCTGCCTGACTCAAGCATAGGCGTTGAAGCATAGACCCTTGAGGTCTTGTCACGATCAGGCAGGTATTCCATAACTGGCAATCCTGACCGTCTCATGTCCTGAATAAGGGATTGACCACTTGCCTTCTTTTCAATCATACATACATCAGGCATAAACTTCATATACATTTCTTTTGCCAGTCTTCTCAACTCAGGATACTCAAACCTGCCCTTGATGTTTGACAGCAAGATTAGATTTGAAGCATAGTCTTCAGTACCATCTTCATAATCTTCCTGCATTGAAAAAATACCCCATGTCTGGATAACACTATAGTCAGCCGTTGTCTTGGTTGAGAACGCAGTATCGTAAGTCTGGATTACAAAGTCACAGCTAGGCGGGTCGCCATACGGCCAGTCCTGTAGCCACTTACGTTTAATTAGTCCACCCTCTTCAGGTGAGGGGTTCTGCATGTAAAGGCTTTCCCAATACTTGCTACCATTACTATTTCTGATTTCTTCTTCATCAATACGTAATAGCTCATCCGGCTTCCACTGTGGGAAGTAGGAAGACCCTACAGGTAGGCCCAGCAGTTCACTTGCAGGTTCATCTAGCCATGCAGGAATACTGACTACTTCCCACGGCAATGAATACTCCAAGTCATTCTCTAGCTCTTGCTTTAAAAGCCAACCACAAAGATCATCAAAATGGTATCGGGTGTTGATAATGATAATTGAACCGTTAGGCATGATACGGGTTCGTAGACCTGAAGGATACCAATCTTTAATATACTTTCTACCACTTTCTGAAAACGAGTCCTCTTCTGACATTACGTCATCTAGAATTGCGATATGTGCACCACGACCTGCGATCTGTGATCTTACACCTGCAGCGTAGTATGAACCATTAAGATTTGTTTTCCACTTACCTGCTGCCCTAACGTCAGCCCTTAGTGTGACACCCTTAAATATTCTTTGGAACTCTTCAGTGTTAACTACATCTCTGACAGTACGTCCAAAGTCTGATGACAATTGGTCACTATGGGAAACTGACATAATCTCATGGTTAGGTGAATTACCTATGTACCATGCAGGGAAAAGCTTTGAACATATAACTGACTTTGAACTACGTGGTGGTAGGAACACCATCAACCTTTTGATCTTGCCTTCATGAACATCCTGCAGCTTCTGAGAAAGAACTTCAATGTGCCTACCCATCTGCCAGTCAGATACCAGCGTAGGTGCAAACATTCTTACAAAGGTCAGGAAGTCATTCTTTGCATTTGCCATTGCCAACTGTTCAAGTGACGATGAAAGCTCTGAAAAGGTTCCTACCCTACCTAGTTCTTCATAGTCATCTGGAAAATCACTTGTCATAAATTGTACCCCATATCATCATCACTACAATATACCCCAACCATGACAAAGTTGGCAAGTAAAAACACCACTTCAAAATGACAAAGAAGATAGGCAAAGCTGTTTTTATTCTTTTCATCATAAAAAATAGATTAACATAGTTGCACATTGTTGCAAAGCATGATATGCTAGGCGAGTCACTGAGGGGGTCTTATAAGATATATAGAGATATATAGAGACTTATATAAAGATTAAAAAAGATAACAATAATAATTAATATAAGAATCTAATAAGAGTCTTATTAGATAGGCGAGGCTCCGCCCCAATTCATCATCATGATACCACCCCTGTTTTTTTGGTCTATATGTCACAGGGGTATATTATATATATACATGCTACGCAGTTTTTTGGGTGGGGTGTGTCTTTATAGACACACTAGAAACTCAAGGATTCTATAAAGAATCCTTTTTGTTTGCAGAAACAACACATAGTGTTGCTAAATGGCAACAACTCTGCCTCTAAAGAGGCAATGGAGAGACGATGTAGACCTAAAAGGTCTATTGTTTCACTCTCTTTGTCTCTTAAGTGTGGTATATATACCACTCTAGAGACAAGTAGGACACCCCCTAACCCATTGTATTTCATACAATAACTCCCTAAATCTCTCATGTGTTGCCTTTCAGCAACACTG